GGCGCGTAAAGCAGTTGAGATGTATCGTAAGTGGAAATGCGATCGGATAATTGGGGAAGCCAATAACGGCGGGGATATGATCGAGGCGTTACTGCGTCAGGTTGATGTATCTATTCCTTATCGTAAAGTTACTGCGTCGAGAGGAAAGAGAGTCAGGGCTGAACCTGTATCAGCATTATCGGAGCAGTTGCGCCTTCACATGGTGGGGAGTTTTGAGCAGTTAGAAGATCAACTAGTGACATGGGAACCAGACTCGGATAAGTCACCCGACCGCATGGACGCTATGGTGTGGGCAGTGACCGACTTAGTGGGTAACTCTGGGGCGTTAAGATCGTTAGCCGCGCTCGCTGACTTCTGCCTGTCATGCCGCTTGCCGTTGGTGAAAGGCACTAGGGTATGCCCACGTTGTAAAACCGCTATAATTCCAAAAGATAATTAAGGGGTCTCAATGGTATCTGCTTTCAATCCAGTCGTTAATCAAGGCATAGACCTGATCTTCACCGTTACTTGGACAGACTCAAACGGCGCAGCGATCAACCTGACTGGTTACACAATTAAACTTGCCGTAAGCAATCAAGTCACCCTTACTAACCTTTTGACCTTACAAATTGGCTCAGGCGTAGCAGTCGCAACTCCATCAAACGGCATAGCGCAATTTCAGATTACAGGCGCACAAACAACTGCTCTTGGCGTAGGAACTTATTACTACGGCATCAAAGCGACTTCTGCTGGCGGGATTAACTACGACTGGCTTGATGGCAACCTGACTATTGCTCAGGCGCGTGTATGACCGACAATATAACCGTCACTAATACGGTTCAGAATGTTACAGTCACGAATACTCAGCCCAACGTAACGATCTCATCTGTTGGCGCACAAGGGCCAGCAGGAACAACAGCAGTCTTTTATACTTACACGCAATCGGTATCTGCAAGCATTTGGACTGTTACCCATAATCTAAACGGCTATCCAACTGCGGTAGTTTTTGACTCAGCAGGAAACCAATGCGAAGGTTCTTTCAGTTATACTAACGCTAATACAATGGTGATTACCTTTACTGCTTCTTTTAGCGGTACTGCGTACATAGTCTAGGAGAGAAAATGTCACGCAAGTTTCTAGTTAATCTTGATCTAAGCCAAAACCAACTGCTTAATGCGGTTATTCAAAATCTCGCAAGCGCGCCGTCATCTCCTATTGCGGGTCAAATCTATTACAACACAACTTCAAACAACTTTCAGTATTACACGGGCTCAGGGTGGGTGGTAGTTACTTCGTTTACTCCTAGTTCATATTCTCTTAGCCAATTTTCTGCTCCAACAGGTGATGTAGCGTGGGGTTCATACAAGATCACAGGCCTTGCCACTCCTACAAATTCAGCAGATGCAGCAACCAAAAGTTATGTTGATGGCGTAGCACAAGGACTCAATGTTAAAGGTTCAGTAGTTGCAGCAACAACAGCCAACATTACTCTTTCAGGCGCACAAACTATTGACGGCGTATCTATCGTTGCCGGTAATCGCGTACTTGTTAAAAACCAATCAACTGTTTCTAACAATGGTATTTATGTAGCCTCTGCTTCTGCGTGGGCGCGATCAAGCGATCAACAGACACCAGCGCAGGGCGATTTTACTTTTGTCGAGCAAGGCACGACAAACGGCTCGCAGGGCTGGATTCTTGCTAATGGAACAACTGCTTGGACTCAATTCTCGGCTGCTGGCGAATACACAGCGGGTACAGGTATTTCGATTGCAGGCAACATAATTTCAGTTGCTTCCACAACACCGCAGAAATACTCAACGACTTTATCTACTTCCGCTACTTCTTATACCATTACCCACAACCTCGGCACTCTTGATGTCGTAGTTCAGGTTTACGCAGTAGCCGATGGCTCTGAAGTGGTGGTGGATAACCTTCGCGCGACAACCAACACAATCACTCTTAACTTCTCGATTGCTCCGTCTGCAAACGCTTATCGCGTAGTCATAATCGGATAGTTTTATGAGCAAGAAGGCTTTGGATCCTGTAAATATGCAGTATCTATCAAACGCGCCTGTTTCCCCTACGCTTAATGCTGGCGATATTTATTTTGATACAACTCTCAACTCGCTTCGTATTTACAATGGATCCGCGTGGATTACGGAAACACCCGTCAATTCACAGTTTTTTGGCGATGGCTCAAATGGCAATGTAACCGTATCGACCTCTATTACTTTGAGCCAAGATATGTATTACAACAATTTTACAATTACCTCGGGTGGAAGTATCAACACGCGCGGTTATCGCATTTTTGTTCTGGGTACTCTAGACATTACAAACGCTCCCGCGGGAGCAATTCAGAAATATGGCTTAGCAGGAAACAATGCGTCAGGTGCAACGGCTGGTGCTACTCAAGCAGGAAACATATCGGGCGCATACGGTAGCGCTGGTGGAGTTTTAGGCAATGGAACTGCTGGCGGGGGTGGGTCTAACGGCTCTACCACTGCAACTGTCACGGCCGCAACAAACGGTACGACTTCATCGTATGCAATCGGTAGCGGTAGTGGTGGAGCAGGTGGCGCTGGTGGAAATGGGTCAAGCGGAACGGCTGGTGGGGGTGCAACGGCTGGTTCGGTATTCAATCAAGCGTCTTTCTGGCGAATAGCCTCAACGGTAACATCTAATGGCGCAAGTTATATTAACGGCGGTTCAGGTGGCGGTGGCGGTCGCGGCGGTTCAGGCGATGGAACAAACTCAGGTGGCGGCGGTGGTGGAGCAGGTTCAGGTGGCGCTCCTGTATTTATTTATGCAAACACAATCAACCGAGGTTCATCAACTGCCGCAGGTGCAATTTCAGTAGCAGGTGGCGCAGGTGGAAATGGTGCTAATGGAGTCGCTGGCAATACAGGCGGCGGTGGCGGCGGCGGTGGAGGCGGTGGAGGCTGGCTCTATCTAATTTTCAATCAACTCACTGGTTCAACTGCGACAAACTGCCTCAGCGCATCGGGTGGTTCTGGCGGTACTGGCGGCAACGGAACGGGAACTGGAACTAGCGGAGTCGGTGGAAATGGCGGGCAATCAGGAGCAGTTGTCGCAATAAACCTTTCCTTGCAAACAACTACCGTGACATCTTTGATAGGTGGTAGCGCGGGATCAGGAACAACTGGCGGAGCAGGTGGATCGGCTTTTATATCTCTTTAATGTTGAACCCGCTATAATTACAAAAGCCTGAAACATAAGGGGCATAACTAAGGGGACATTATGGGTCTAATCGACCGTATCGCAAAAGCCGTAGCAGATCAGATCGAAAAAGCACCGAGCAATTTACCCGCGGGTTCTGTTGTCATGTCCGAGCAAGATATGAGAAACGCCAGCCAGCAAAACACCTACGGCGCACAGACTCCGCTACCGCGCAACCCTCTCATGTCTGGCGTGCCGTTCGGTCCGGGTATGCCGATTATGCCGGGCGCGATCAACCCGTTAAGACCAGATGGCAGATCTGACCCTCGACGCTACGAATATCAAGTAGCGCAGAACCTCAACATAGGCACAGAGCAAAAACTCGTACAATTCAAGACACTTCGAGGCGCGGCTGAACAGATCGATATAGTGCGTAGATGCGTTGAAGTATTGAAGGCAAAAATCTCTGGACTCGACTGGGATATTGTAATCGCTGAAGATGCAAGTGAAAAAATCATTTCTGAAATCGGTGGAGATCACACTCGCGCAATGAGTGAGGCACGTCGTAAGTTTTCCGATGACATTTACAGACTGCGAACATTCTGGGAGAACCCCGACAGATCTAACGGCTTAACTTTCATTGACTGGATGATGATGAGTCTAGAGGAAATCTTGGTACTAGATGCGTGGGCTATCTGGCCGCAAAAAACAGTCGGTGGAGATTTATACGGCTTCCAAATCTTAGACGGTTCAACTATCAAACCTATGCTGGACGATCGCGGGATGCGCCCGATGCCACCGCAAGCGGCATATCAGCAAATACTCTATGGATTTCCTCGGACTGAGTTTCAAGCAAACTCTGACGACCCTAACGCCGATGGCGAGTTTACGTCCGACGATCTAAGTTACTTCATACGCAACCGCAGGGCTAATTCGGTCTATGGTTCTTCACCTGTTGAGAGATGCTTACCTCTAGCCGATCTTTACTTGCGTCGTCAACAATGGCTCAGGGCTGAATACACCGACGGCGTAACGCCCGAGATGATGCTGACTTCAGATGCTGATTTTGGTAATGACCCGCTA